CTTCAGAAGGCCTATATATTACCAGAGATTTTATAGTTACCCATAATTCAACTATCTTATCGGCATTGGTATGGGCAATATATGGTAAAAACCTAAAAGGAGTATCAGAAGTAACTACCTGGGAAAAGGTAAGACCTAAGGATTATTCCGGAGTAATGGTAGAGGTATACTTTCAGAAAAATGAACATATCTATAAAATCATACGTTGTCAGAAATGTGACATGGTTTTAGAAGATGGTGCTAAAGGTAGGGATAGACTTATATTTCTGAAAGATAACGAGTTAGTGAATGTAAAGGGTAAGAATAAACTCCAGGATGCTATTAATGCAGAACTCGGATTATCTTACACTTTATTCATGAACTCTATAATGTTTGGTCAAGGGATTAAGAGGTTGATACAAGAATCAAATGCTGACAAGAAAAGGGTATTTGAGGAAGTATTTGACCTTGAGTTCTTGAATATAGCTAAGGGTATAGCTATGCAGGATAAAAATAACCTGTTAGCTCAAGCCAATGAAGTAGAACATCAATCTGAGTTACTTAAAAAAGAATTAGAAGCAAATAAGGAGGCTTACTTTGATTTACGTGACAGAGAGAAAGGTTTTAAAGAAAAAATCAAATCGGAACGTAGAGAATTAAAGAAAGACAGGGAAAAGCTAACTAAGTTACTGATTGAAAAACAAAAGGCACTTAAGGATGAAGTAGAAAAAAGTCTTCAGGTAAAGATTAAAAAACATAGTACCTATGTAGATACTCTTAAGTCAAAGCTTAGGGATAATAGAATGGTTGCAGAAGGGGTTTCTTTATCAGATTTTGTAAAGAAACTTAAGATACAGTTAGATAAGGGCCACTACAAACGTGCAAAGGCGAGCGTAGATATTATATATGATGCTATTATAAACTCAGATAAACTCAGGGAAGAGTATGAAGATGCGTTAGAAAGATTGGATGAGTTGAGAACTACGAATGAGAAGTATAAGAGACTTCAAAAGGACTGTGATGATATTGCTTCTGATATTGCTTCTATTGACGAGGATTTGGAAAAGCTCAAACAAGAGAAACTTAAGGTTATGTCTCCCAAATATAAAGAGAAACTTAAGGAAATTAGAAAGAATCTTCGTAAGGTAGATGAAGACTACCATAACAAAGAACTGGAGTTAGAGAATTACAATTGGTTAATCAATGACCCTCTTGGGAATAATGGAATCAAGGCATATTTATTCGATTCTTCACTCGATATGCTTAATCGTACATTAGAAAAGTATTCTCAAGTATTGGGATTCAGGATTGAATTTGGTATAGATTTAGGTACTACTAGAAAAGATTTTTATACTTTGATAGAAAGGGATGGGCAAGTTATTGATTATAATGAGCTAAGTGGTGGTGAACGGCAATTAGTGAATGTTGCAATGGCATTTGCAATGAATGAATCCCTTACTATGTCCAAAGGTATTAACCTTGCATTTCTTGATGAGGTATTTGAATCTTTGAGTTCGGATAATGTAGAGGTAGTTACATCTTTAATCAGACACACTTTTTCAGAAAAGACACTCTTCTTAATTACCCATCTTGATTCACTTCCTCTTAGCAACACTAAAATCCTGCAAGTTGAAAAAGTTAATGGCCTAAGTAGTTACAAGTTACTATAAGGATATATAACTTTAACAAGACAGGAAGATGAACTCAAAAAATAAAGGAAACAGATTCGAAAGAAAAATTGGAGCTTGGTTCACTAAATGGACCGGCTTCAAATTCGAAAGGAACAGGGCAGGTTCAGGAGCTTGGCATTCTAATAAGGATGCCACTTCTGATTTAACCTGTACGGATGAAAGACATGCACATAGATGTAAGATATCAATCGAATGTAAAAATTACAAGGATATTAAATTCGAACATGTACTGCTTGGTAATAAAACTTGTGATATCCTAAGATTTTGGGAACAAGCAAGCAAGGATGCTAAAAGGGCAAATAAACTCCCCATATTATGTATGAGGTATAACTCTATGCCTGCAAATGAATTTTTCTTTGTAGTAGAAGGGGGACCTGGTACTCTGGGAGATTTTATATGGGTACAATCTAAAAAACCCAGTATGTCAATCAGTACTTCAGTTAATCTTTATGTATTTCTTGCAAGTGATATTCTGGAGAATGTTAATTATAAGCAAGTACATAAGCAAGCTAAGTTAATCATTAAAAAGAAATAATATGAAACGTATCCCTTATTCTTATTGTATTTTCTACATAGAACGAAAGTATTATCAGAACATTAATAAAGAACTTAAAGAAAAGGGGTATAAAAAAGTACGTGCCATTATCCCTACGATAAACGTTTTAAAGAAAACTGCAAAGGGTAAGATGATATTCGAAGAAGTACCTATCTTATTCAATTATGGTTTTATCAAGATGCCTACAGAGTTAGCGTACTCTAGACCTTTTCTAAACAAACTGAAGAGAAGTATATCAGGTATAAGAACTTGGTTAAAGTCTACAGAGACTCTTCATGAAAGAAAGAAGAAAGCTAGAATAGATAACTCTGAAGACTTTGATGATTTCTCATTGGTAGCTACATGTACCAGAAAAGATGTTAAAAGGTTTAAGAGAATGGCAAAAGAAGGAAAGAAATATTCTGTAGACGATTTGATGAATGTTAAGATAGGCGATTATTTAGTACTAAAAGGCTATCCTTATGAAGGAATAGATGCTACGGTATTGGGTATAGACCACATAAATAAAATGGTACAACTTCTTTTATATCCGGAAATGGGTAAAATGGAAATATGGTTACCATTTGATAACGTAATCTATAGCGTGTACCAGAATTATGACCCAGATAAGTTATATGCTAACTCCCAAGATTATGACCCAAATGAGATAACAAGTGAATCAATAGATAGAATAATGGATTTTAGGAGGAATTAATTATGAATGATGCTCAGAAGAAAGCTTGGGACTGCTTAAACGAAATAGAAAGGCAGTCTTTATTCCTTCAGTTATCCGAAAGCAAATCTTCATGGGAAGCTGGTGAAATTTTAAAGTTGTCACATTACAAGTATTTAGAAATCAGAGAAAGGTCAGAAAAGTTCTTCAGATTATTCTCTGATTTTTTCGAGTTACACACTTCTATTTTTCGACCTGACTGCCCTTGCGAACGAAGCTTTTGTGATTTTATTGAAGGATGTATTGAAAAGAGGTTAACAAGGAAAGAAGCAAGTCTATATACTGGAGACTCTTCTAACTTACTCTCAAAGGTAAGCAATAGTAATATCGAAAGGAATATGAAAAGACTCAAAGAATCAGAAGACCAATGGGACTTAGATTCAATGAGATTAATTCTAGAGTTCGATAGGTGGAATAACTTTAGGATTCTACCAAGAATGCTACAACAGCCTTCTGCATTTAAAAGGAGGTTAAATAAGAAGGACAAGATATATATCAAATACCTTTTAAGCCGAGTACCAGAATGGATGCACACAAAACTGAAAGAAAGGTTTAGATATAAAGTAAAGCCTGGTAAGAAGAAATACTGGGTATGCTTAATATCAGAAGAATTATATACAGATGGATATCTATTAATGCCAGTAAGACCTTTAGATGAGGTAGTTAGTGAATTTAGTAGATTCTACATGTATGTATTCGAAAAGAAAGATGATGCAGATACATTTGGATTCATGGTATCCAAGTTTATGATTAAAACAGTTGATGTAAAATTAGGACAACGCTTCTGGCCTGAGTACAGATGCTGCGTGGAAAAAGCAGTTAACTATAATCAAGTGAATAATATAGAATTCAGTATTAAGAAACTTGATATGGCCTTCAATGCCGATAAGGTTAAAAAGAAAAGGAAGAAAAAGCCTAAATCAACGGCTGCTGAACGCATATCAGATACCTCAGCTTTTTATAAAAATAGATAGAAATATTTTTCTATATAAATAAAAAGTATTATATTTGCAACAAATTAAAATAAAAGATATGAGAAAGAACAAAAAGAATAAACCAGCACCCTCAAAAGAAAAAGCCAGTTTCCTTGGTTCAGCCGGGAGGAATATGACTTACAGAGATTTAAAAAGAAAAGCCATAGTATTGGGTATGCCTTTTCCTGATGCATGTGCTGCTGGAGTTTTCGATTTAATTGGTTATATCGAAAGGTCAACTAATAAACCAGACAAATCATTGATTGACCAATATGATGATTGGATGGATAAACAATTAGAGAATATAGGTTATTCAAAAGATGACCCTCTAAGGAATTCAAAATTAAGGCTTGGGTTTCTTGGAGAAGAAGGAGAAGATGGGCAAAGGAAATCCAAAAGGGTTCCAGGAATAAAAAAGCCAAGGGAAAAGAAACCACCAAGAGAAAGGGATGAATTTAATCTCATCAAGGGAACTAAGAAATCCTATGTATGGTCATTGGTTGCAAAGGGTTATGATTTAGAAAGAGTAACTAGAAGGATGAAAAAGAAGTTCCCAGATGCAAATGATAAATCGATAACACTTTGGTTTAGAACTGCAAGGAGGACTATGAGTAATGGTAAAGCTAAAGGAAAGTAGTAGGGAACCAATCCGAAAAGATAGATATTATATATGGACATGGAGACCAGATACCACCAACAAACGTATTACCGAAAAAAGTTTATATCGGAAACACTTAACCGGTATACCTTATTTCACAAGGTATCAAATAAAAAAGACTTTGGTTTATATGTACGGAGTAGATGTTCTTCAATATATTCATATCATATCAGGCAGGAAATTACTTAGGCAAGGGATAAGAATACTTCAAGACATGAATGGTATAAGACATACCTCTGGTTCTACTAAATTCTGGTATAAAGGGAGATTAGTTAAAGCCAGGAAGTTTATTATCCCGGATGAATATAAAATTGATAAACACAGAAGACGAAGGTTCATGGTTCAAATGCACCGGGTCTTCAAATCAAAAGGAAAGAAGGTATTCAATGAAAGGTACTCACAAAAATTGTATGGACAACGGGAAGGCATATCTTCCAACTATATCCGGAAGAAGAGAATACAAATCCGTTCTACTATCTTACAGAATTTACAACAGGCTGAGTCAAGAGGAAAAGCATAAATATAATATTCTTTCTTTGCAATATCCCCCATTGGTATGTTCCTTGGCCTTGTATCTAAGAAAGAAATTAGATATCCCGATACAGAAAGTACTATTTATCAAAGCACAAAGGGATATGCTCGATATCTTTTATGATGAATCCTTAAATCATTTGGGATGGCAACCAAAAGAAAGGTTCTTGGTAAAAGCTTTAAGATTTCAAGGGTTCACTCCTGTAAGCAAATATAGGATGAGAAGTAAATATGCCTATATTATGACAAACAGGGTGCTAGAAAATGAATATTGGGTATTTCCTATGAGATTAGCTGATAACTATAAATCAATGCAAAATCCAAAATACAAATTCTATACCGAAGTATTTGGTAAGGTTGGTATTCCTGGAATAATTAAAATTAAATACAGCAATGGAAACTAAAAACCCAGTACCGGAAGTAAAGGTACATAAGCAATTAAATCCGTTCATGGGTAAATCCTTTAAGGTTAATACCTATAATGACCAGGATGAAGTTATCGATACAGAAGATGTAAAGATAGAATCTCAAGAAGAACTAAAGACCGTAATTGATGGGGTAAAACAATATAATATTGCATTTGCTTATCTTACGGGAAGCGAAAGAAAATACAAGAAACTTATAACAGAGTGATATAACTATTGATTATTAACATTTAAACATTTACGAAAATGGCTAAGAAAAAAGAAACCAAAAAGGTAGAGTTAAAGGAAGTATCTCGCAAAGAGATTAATGGTGCAATCATCATTACTTACGAAGATGGCTCAGTAAAAATTATCCCGGCTCCTATTATGTTGTCTGCCGAAGAAGCAAAAGACTTCTTTGCTTCAGAAGAGGAAGATGATGATGACGAAGACGAGGAAGAAGAAGAGGACGACGATGAAGATGACGAGGATGATGAAGATGACGAGGATGATGAAGACTCGGACGATGACGAGGATGATGAAGACTCGGACGAAGATGAAGACGAAGAGGAAGAAGAATTAACCGGTGAAGCTCTTGCCGAAATGGACTTCGAAGAACTGGAAGATGTTTGCGATGACAAAGACCTCGAAACAGACCCGGACGATTACGAAGAAGATGATATCGAAAAACTTCGCAAAGCAATTGCCAAAGAATTGGGTCTCAAACTCCCGGCAAAGAAAGAAGCCAAAGGTAAAGGCAAAAAAGGAAAGAAGTAATTCATTTTCCGGCTATGAAGGTTGGGCTAAAGCAATAGCCCACCTTTATCATAAGAAATAACTATTGTTCTATTAAATAAAACTAAAACTTAAAAGATTATGGCAACTAAGAAAAAAGAAGACACCAAGAAGAAAGGTGGCAAAGAAAAAGATGCTGAAAAAGAAGCAAAACGTAAAGCCCGTATGGAAGCTTTGAAAAACCGTCCTGCCGAGCAACGTCCAAACAGCAAGCAGATTGATGTTATCAAAATCAATGATAAATCCGAAGTTCAGAACTACGGTTACGCAGTAAAGAACAAAGAAGGATATCAGGGAGTGGTAGTAACATCAGTTCTGGTCATCGACGGTAAACCAACTTCTACATCCGTGACATTCGTTCCGGGCAATCTAACCGTAAAATCCAAAAAAGGACACGGTATTATCTGTAACCCGAAAGCTAAAAAGGCTAAGGGCGAAGAAGAGGAAGCCTGAGACGAAGATTAAACTTCTATCCCTTACTTATTAGCGAGAACATCGCTAATGGTTTGCATAGTTTATTAGTATTTCAAAAATTATGTTGGGAGCCTATTGCCTGCGAAGGTAGTAGGCTTTATTTATTTTATACGTTATGGAAGACAAAAGAGAAATCAGAAAGAATATAACTATTCTTGCATTAGATAATCTTATTCAGAATTATACTAATGCACTAGAAGATAAAGATATGGACCCTCCCTTATCGAATGAAGAAAGGGAACTCTCTGAATTAATTATTAAAGAAGCCAAAGAAATGCTAACCGAAATGGCAATCGAAAATAAACCAATACCAAGACCATCATGGAAGAAATGAATTTAAGAACCATTATACAGGGTATTCAAGCCGTATTAAAAGATATGGAATATACTCGGTATATGATTAAGGTTACTCCTCCTCATAAGAGAGGTAAATATCAAACCCATGTTATTCACCTTCAATATCTTAAACGTAGGCTTAAGGATTTTAAGGGTAGGCTAGATAAAAAACTAAAAGGTACTATCAGTACTGTAAAGTTTAAATATGTTAATTATTCAGATGGACGAGAAATGGTTGCAGAACAAACTTTTGTCAATCTTACTGAGCAAGAGATAAAGGATGCCTTAGAACTTGGGGCCATTCTTGAAAATGCAAGTATAGAAATCCTAGAAATTAAGGAAATCCCTACTTCGATTAGGATATTATAACTATGGATAATTACTAAGGAAATTTCAATCCACTTAAAAATTTTAGAAACATGAAGAAAGACAAGAAGAAAGACAAACCGGCTAATAAGACTCCGGAACTTTCAAAGGCTAAAAAGGCATTGGATGCTTATCTCAAAGAGAACAACTTGGACCCTCAAAAGGATTGGTCAAAAGACAAGAAACATGGTAAAAAGGTTACTGAACTCTTGAATAAGCTCAACAAGGAAAGAGACAAAGTCGCTGCCCAGTATCCTGAAAAGGATTTAAAGAACGAAGCCAAATTGGTAAAAATGAAAAAAGCCAAAGAAGATGAAAAGGCTTCAAAGAAAAAAGAGAAAAAAGAAAAGAAGGAATCTGCTGGCCGAGTTACCAAATACGATTATCCTCTCATTGATGGTCGGGAAATGACTTCTGATGAAAAGAAAAAATATCGTATGGAACAGAGAAGACTGGCTGCCGGTAAAGCTCCGAAGGAAGAAAAACCCAAGAAGGAAAAGAAAGAAAAGGCAGAAGCTACTGAAAAGGCTGCTCCTGCAAAGAAGGAAAAGAAGGCCAAAGATAAAAAGAAAAAGAAGGCCAAAAAAGAAGAAGATTAATCTCATATCTTATTAAGTATTCGTTAATGATGTAAAGGCCTGGCAAATCACTTTTGTTCAGGCCTTTCTTTTTAATACTAAGACTTTATGGAAGAAAAAACATATAAACCCAAACTGCGTATCACTACACTTGAAGATAATGGTTCCTATATTCAAGATAGATTGGTAGATGCGTATACAGAAATGAATTCAGGGCCAAAAGTACAACATAAGGGACCAATAAGAATAGAGGTAACTCTTACAAATAAACAAGATGTCGAGAACTTTAAGAATTACTTAGATAAGCTTGTAGGTAACTTACCAATCAAAGAACCTTCAGTGGGAAGAGGAAGACCCTCTACTGGGAGTAAACAACTTACTGAATCACCTCGGGAAGATATTCTGGCAGATGTAGAGAAAATGGTTGAAGAAGGTAAGAGCCAACAAGAGATTATTAAGTATCTAAGGGAATTAGGGTTTGTCTTTATTCTTACAGAGGACTTTCTTTTTCATTTCCCAGGATTCGAATTCAACAGTAAGGATGTGGGAGAAGCCACTGACAACAAGCAATATCCTAACTCATACTCCTGGATGGCAAGATGTATCAAACGAGCCAAAGACCCCAAGGCAGATAAATTCGACCCAATGGTCATCTTCGGCTTTAGTATCCTTGGTGGACCATCGAAGAAAATTGTTCCGTACCTTTATAAAGAAAGGAAGAAACCGTTAAGGGCATCTGTTGGTAAGAAAACCATATCCTTCTCTCAAGCAGAGTTCACAAAGTTCCCTAAGTTTATGCTTGAAGAAGAACGATTAAAGTTCTCTGCAGAACAACGACAATTACTTCTCAACTCCGAGAAAAAGCCTTCTAAGTTCTTCATGAGATGGTACAAGGATGTAATATTCCCTGATTCAATCAAACAGAAAATCGAAGAAGCTATCTCTAGATAGACAACCTCTACCTCAGTATTTAATAAAAGAGTATTATTTATTAAAATAAAATTCTTATATTTGTATAACGAAAATAAATATTAAAAATGGATTCAGAAACCAAAGAGGTAGTAAAGAACATTGCTCAGATTCAAATTGAGGCATTGACTAATATCAAAAACAATATCACTACAACAGAACCCGATTTACTCAGGAAGTTGTTACAGATAAACAATGAAGAGATGCTTGATTCAGTCAATCATCATATTCAGATTTACGAAGAGATATACGAAATGCCTCAATTGATAAAGACTCTGAACGAATATCAATTATACATCTGTTCTCATATCCTATTCAAAATGGAAGACGAATGGATACATGATTTATCCCAAGGAGTTTACGGAGCATGGGAACTATTACACAGAGAAACCAATAAATTTCATCCTGAACTCACATTAATAATTTAATTTAAAATGGACAAGAACGAATACTTAGAATCAGTTGAATTGAACACTGGAGTTGAAATGATTCCTTGCGAATCCTCAAACGTTGAAGGCTACGGATACGACTCCAAAAACAAACAACTTTGGATTGCTTTTAAAGGCAACAAAGTTTACCGTTATGATGGTGTACCTAAAGAAATCTGCAATGAATTACACCTAGCAGAGTCCAAAGGTAAATACGTTTCTTCTAATATCAGAAACAAGTTTAAAACCACAGGCTATGAACTCAGGTCTTAAGAAATTACCTATCATAGGGTTAGCAGGATTTATACTAATTGGATTGGCTATAGGTTCAAAACCTACATCCGATGCAAGCAGGATAAGTCCTGCTCCGTCGTTTAAAAAGAACGATGTACCAGAAACTAAATACAGTTTCTCATTTGCAGATAAGCCTAAGTCATTAATGGATTCAATTCAGGAAATGGCAAACAAACTCGGAAAAAGAATATACGAATATCAGGTAGAAATAGAAATCATTCCAGAGAATCAAATCTACCAGATAAGTAATTCTGGATATCAACAATACGAAGTTACTAGAAAAGGAGTGGGATACTCCCATACATGGGTTAAATTTTATACTGATAAGAAGTTAACTTATCAAGATGCTATTAAGTTTGCAGAGAAATATCCAGAAAAATGTATACCCTTTGTACCTGCTCCCAAGGCTAAATCAGAACTCGATTATTATAACGAAAACCTGGACGAATATTTATCAGACCCAGAAAACGAGATAGATTATGCTCCAGAGATCTTCGACTTCTTAGCCGATTAACCTCAGCTATTTAAAAATATTCTTTTTATTTTATTGCTATATAAAATATTATTCTTATATTTGCAATGTGATAAGAAATTAATTCATTTATAAACATTTTTAATATAGACGTTATGAAAAAGAATGAAAACAAGGTTGCTAACCTTATCGGTAACAAAGTTGCTCAACAATTAGAAGGAATTAAGGATGCTACATCCAAGTCTAAAACTACTAAGGCCCAGGGAACTAAAAAGACTAAGGCTCAATTGGTAGAAGAATCCCAGGAAGCTGCCAAGAAATTTGCAGGTGCCAAATTGGTTCAGGTTACTCCGGAAGAACCCAAACCAACAAAGAAAACCTCTAAAAAAGCAGAGGTAGTAAAAGATGTTGAAAAACAACAGAAACCCTCCATCATCGAAAAGGTAATCTCCAACCGGGAAGTAAAATACGTATACCCAGAGGATATAACCGATACCCTGGCCCGGAAGAAATGGAGACAACAAACTCGTAATGAACTTCACAGACTTGAACGGGAAATGTTCCGTATCAAGGACCAAAACTCCAAAGAATACAAGAAAGCTGCTAAGGCATACGAGGACTTCAAGAACAAAGCCCTCAAGCCAGAACAAGTTGCTTGATTTTACCTTTCAGGGAAGGTACCCAATATCAGAGTACCTTCCTCATTGTATTAACCTTCTAAAGGTATAAAAATGGATTACACTATATTCTCCGCAAAGGAGATGTTAAAGCAAGACAAGGAGTTGGTGGAGTTGCATAAGAGATGCGTTAAAACCTACTTAGTTCAACGTTCACTTAAACATAGGAAGATTAAGAAGTTCTTTATTGTATACGATTGGTATATTAACACCAGTAACATAAGAAACTTCTTTTTCAGGCCTGTACCAATATTTGTGCAGGCATTACTCTTGGGACAATTAGACGAAATATCAGATTATGTAAATAAAGACGGTTATGGTAAGAAACATAAGAAAAGAAGAAATAGAAAAGGTTGAGGTAACTTATATCAAAGGTAAGTATGCCTATAAAACCCAATACAATGTAATTAGTGGGAAGAAGCATGAGATACTTTATGCAGGACCAGTTAATGCTTTGCAACCTGCACTAGAGAATATTCTGATGCTGGTTAGAAATCCAACCAGAAGAATCTGTACAGATTCTAGAAAGACACTAAGGAAACTTGAGGAAAAGGCAACTAACCTAAATAACTTCAAGGACCAAGGTATAACCCATATAATAATCTACATATGTTCACGAATATAGTCAAAGACCTATACATAGGTAAATCGAAACTAAATATCCGATTTCAGAATCAAATCATAGAGCCTGAAACCATAGTAGATAGTTTGGGTGTACCTTACCCTAAATTAAAGGAATACCCTACCTTTCCGGACTATGTAGTAATAGGTAACTTTGATGGCAAGGATATTTTTAACATTCAAGTGGGAGAAAACCCTCACATGTTATTAATCACAGGAATCCCCAAAGGTGCCAAGACTTTAGATTGGTACAGGGTAAAGGAAGCAATCTGGTCCTCCTATTATGAGGATAATTATCGAGGATATTTATTCCAGGTCCAGGATGCAACCAAGAAAGTAACACTAAAGGCTTATCCTTTAGAAACAATTAAAGAGTAAATATATGGAAGCAATAGATTACGTAAAGTTATTTAAACTCGACCAAGAGAATTACGATTTTAAAAGGGAAGAGTTTATTTCCGAATTGGGTAAAGAGTTTCTAGATTATTGCCAAACTACTACCATTGGCATTAACCCTAAGACTCATAAGTTATATTATTATCGGTTCAAGGAAATCATTAAGAATTTCGAAAGTAAATTCTGGGCAATATCCAAGCTTAAAGTAGGTGAAGGATTTACACAGAACCTATGGAATGCTTTCTTTGCTACTCAGGTAGTACCTTTAAGAGTAAAGATGTTCCCAGATATCCAACAGTTCATTGAAAAAAGGAAGAAGGAATACCTCAATGAACAAGACAAAAAACAATCTACCTATAAAAAGGGAAGTCATGGCAAAGGAAATCCTAGACCTTCACGGCAATAAATTTATTGCCAAGGATTGGAAACTTTGCCTTAGTATTCCGATAGGCAAATGTGATAAATTAATTTTCACCAGGGATTATGTCTCTGGTGATTCTTTTAATTTGGCAGTGAAAAAGAAAACCTATAAGGCATATTTCTATAACCTTAGTATTAATTGCTATGTATGTTATAAGTTAGAGCTAGTAGGATATGATGAATCTAAAGATATAAGAAAGGCTTATTTATATGGCAAAAGAAGATAAGATAACAAGATTCCCTCGTCCTATGGGTACTACTGCAATGGCTTTAGAATACCAGAAGACACATGAAGAGGAAGCATTGATTAAGGTACAGAATTACCTTATTAATCAGTGGTTAATGGGTAATGGTGTTTTGTGTGGAGTAACCTATGATATCAATTCATTCTCTAATAGATTAGGGATTGATATAGAATATGTACGAGTATTCATGAGAGACAGATTATTGTCTTCTAGAATATGGGATAAAGATAAACAGGAAGAATTACTTAACGCGTTATTGGGAGAACAACTAGCATGGGCATTAGAGGATAGAATGGAGATATCTCACCAGTTGCAAATCTTAAGAGATTCTCAAGGAGGTAAATATACTCCTTTCATTTCGTCCGAGGTTAATAAGACATTGAAGCTTAAGTTGGAATCTTCTACATCATTACAATCAATCATTCGTAATCTTACTGGAGGCAATACAACTAATATCTTCAATCAGTTCAATCAACAGAATAATCTCAATGCTGAGAATACTATCTCGATAGAGGAAGCAAGAACTATCGTATTAGAATCTCAAAAGGTACTTACTAAAACTGAAGAAGCAAAACTCTTAGAGGACAAATACGATATCAATTCATTGCCTGAAGTAGTTGCAACTAAGCAAGAGGGAGTAGATACGTCCAAGGAGGGCCTTAATCTTAATAAGAAAGAACTCAATCAAATCACAGATAACTATAAGGCTGCTATGGAAATATCCTCTAAAGAACACCATGAATTGCGTAGGGAGATTGAAATGAGGATTGATACCAATTCTTATGACCCAGAGATGGATAGGTACTTAGAGGATGATGAAATACTAGAAGCAGAGGAAGATACATCCCTTGCTGCATCATTCTTAAACAAAAGAAAATAACTTTGAGGCTACCTATTAACGGTGGCCTCAGTTGTGTATATACGGATTTGCATATTAAATTTAAAAGTATTATATTTGCATATCAATTTAAAAATAGACAAATATATGGAAACATTAGACCCTGAATGTAAAAAGACCAAGATTAAGAACATCAATCAAGGTACTTACTTTAAACTTAAACCCACTACTACTGCACCAGTATGGGTAAGAGGAGAATATGAACGCTCATTAGGCAAATATTCTTGCTTTAAATTCGATGATACCAACCATGAGAAATTCATGAAAGGTTCTCAGGACGTATATATTAACTTTACATTTTAACACATGTTCAACTTATTCAGAAAGAAAAAGAAAATCAGAGTAATCAAAAGCCGCAGACTTATTACTCTACAAAAGTTAGAGGGTATGGAAGATACCTTTAACATTGCTATGCACTTCGAGTTAGAAGACTTTCATTCAAGAGTTCAAACGATACTCAATAAACTTCATATATACGATGACCGGGTATATGTTAATGCGTACAAAGAATACCAAGACCATTACAAGGTATATGATAGAGTACCAGACTTATTGCTCTATAAAATACCAGTATTATTTGCTAATTCATACCCGGGAATTGAGGCACAGACAGATAAGGAATTTGCTTACCAATTCTACATTCCAGATATGTCTTACTATGAGGCTCTACCAAAAGAGTTTAGATTGAATGAGGAGATTGAGGATAATTTTAAATCTATGTATTCAAGGGTATATCCATATTTACCAGATAGTAAGGTATCAGTAAATGAATACGTAGATATTATCCGGTTTAATTATTGCAAGAACTGGGATGTACTTTGGAATAATCCTCAATCAATCGGAAACTACTTTGATGAATGTATGGATATCATTATGTCATTTGCAGATGAAGATTGCTTGGTAACAGTAACTAATATCATTACCAGATGTGCCGAAGAGATGAAAGAGAAATTACAAACCCTCAAAAATAATAGAGATGAACAAATTTAGATTCAAGGTATCTACCATGTTAGAACAGGTAGAAGACGATTACATTAAATTCGTGGGAGATAATTATGGTGTAAACCGAGATGAGTTTCTTAGAGACTTCAGAGCCAAACTTAATCTCGAAAGTCATCATATATCTACAGTACATGCTGAATTAATTGAGTATGAACCAAATCGTATCATTATTCAGACTTCTAAGTATAATACCGTTGCTAAGGAATACAAAGACCATTATCTTTGGATATTTACTAACAAGGGAGACAGGAAGTACGACTGGGACTTAAACAGATTCCGGGCTTTACCTCAGTAATTATTAAATAGTTTATTAATTCTTTTGCAGATATAAGAATAATATTTTATATTTGTATCGAATTAATAAACTATTAAAATTTTATAACTATGCAAACCAAGTATTACTTAACCTTCGAACAGGTAGGAGTCATTAGACGTATTCCAATTAAAGAACAGGACCCCGATATGCAGGGAATCCTAGATGCTTTCACTGAGGCTTTCAGAATAGCCAACGAAATGAGTGACGATGATAAAGTCAATACAATAGACTTAATCAATGCTCTTCAACACTGTGATACTATCTACATTGATACAGTAGAAATCTACGAAGAAGGATTCGAAATGATTGAACAAAAGGTTCCTCTTGGAGATGCAGGCCAATGCGTAAGGACTCTCATACAGATTATCAATTACGAGGAGGCTTTTGACATATCTGCTGACAACCTGGCTCGAGAACTAAGAACCAGTATGAAATTTCATTGGAGACGACTCAACCCAGGTAGTTCAGAACCTGACCCAGCTTTCGTAAAACAATTTACCGAAGAAGTTATTGACAAACTTCGAAGAAAACTTTAATCGAACTTCTTAAAGGGCAGTCTAACCCACTGCCTTTTCTTGTGTGTAGAACCTCAGCTATTATAAAATAAAAGTAAGAATATAGTAATATTTAAAATAAAATTCTTATATTTGTAGTGTAATAATTAAACAATAAAAATATGAAAACAACAGCATCCAAATCCTCTATCCAGAACCTGGAAGAGGTACTTCAAAGGTTTATCAATAACAAAAACACTTTCTCTCTTACAGAGGAGGAAAATGAAATGCTAAAGGAAAACCTATTTGAACTACTCAGTAAGGTATACGATAACTACCAACTAGCTTGCATCGATATCAATCAAATCTGGGTATATGAAACTTGCTACTATACTTTCACATTCGAAAGCTTGGTAACAGTAGACAGACTAAGAGAAAATATCATTGCTACTGGCTGCGTACGATTTATGCAAAACTTTACCGATGGTGATGGACAATTTATATCATTCACCAAGCTAGACAGAAACAATTGGATTTATCAACTTAACTTCAGAATATCATGAATGAACAAGAATTAAAAGAACTTGCCTTACAATTGCATAAGGCACAAATACAAGAATATCCCTGGGTCTTAGCAGACCCAAAGGATGCTGAATCCTACATTAGGATTTATGAAGATACTAACGTACACTTGTACTATGATTATTTACTTGCTAATGGAATAGGAGAAGTGGAGGGATACTTATGAAAATCAGAGCTATTTTAGAAACAGAAACCATGGACCCTGACTTCAGGGAACCATTCTTAAATGGAATGCCCATTGATATCACTGAAGCATCTTTTGATAGGATTGTACGATATGCTTCAGGATGTACGGATGTCCAACAACCAGATGTGATTGCTATAGTCATTCAACACTCTTTAGATAACCGTAAGGAGTTATCAGAATTACTAAATACATGTAATCATACTACACAAATGAGAGTACTCATACCAGTACCAATCTCTTCAATTACCTTTATCAATCAGTACCAAAATACTCTTAAAAAGGCATTAAAGGAGAGAATCAAAGGAACACTGGATGGCCTATCAAAAGAACAACGTGCAGAACTCCTTAATGAAGTACTCAATGAAACCTTAAACGAAGGTTCTCTTAATGACGATTAACCAGTTGTTTTCATATCTATCCAGGAGGCAGGACTCTAACCTAACTAAGAGCCTGCCTCTACCTCAGTTATATTTGCATATTATTTATTTTATTCTTATCTTTGTAGTGAAATAAAAATTTAAATATTAATTTAATTTTAAAATAGACAACAACATGGTAAACCTTTACAAACTCACCAACCTACTGGAAGCTGGGATGACAATATTCCAACTCAATCAATGGAAAAACGAGGGTATCTGGTATCCAATTACCCAGTACAAAAAACAATCTAACGAAATCGAGGTAGTCACTAACCTATTCGTACCTATCAATATGGAAAACGAACGGTATCACATTCAATTATCTGCTAATTATGATGCCAATGAGATGGACGAATGGAAACAATTCCTAGAAGATAACCAATGGAAACTCTATCCATTACTCAGAAATATACTTAACGTATTCTTACCACCATATGAACCCGGATACCGTATCCTATATACATTATATCCTGCAGGATTCATTTCAATAATTGCCGAACCCTTAAAATCAGAGGAGGACTAACTATGGTACCATCAAAAACTTATCTTAAATTCAAAGAGACTCGTTCACAGGAAGACCTTAATACTCTCAATAAATATCTTAAACGTTTGAGCGAGATATCCAGTAAACTAAATAACGATGCCCTCGAACTCTCTGACGAAGAAGAGAATAAACTATACGATGAGGATGAAGACCTAACAGACAAAGTCTTACGGCTACTATTTGGGGATACATTCTTTATCTTCATCAGCGAATACGGCCTAGATGAATACGATTCCTGGGAGGATACAGTTGAAGACCTAATCGAGGACTTATGCACCCATCAGGAAACCCTTGAGGACTTAGGTAAACATTAACCAATGAAGCCTAACATAATTCTTATACTAATCATGGGAGGAATTATCCTAATAATGGGTGCATCCTCCCATCCTACTAGTAAAGAACCTTTAACTTATGAGAATACTCATTGCTTAATATTAATGATATGCTAGAACAGTCTAAATTCTTAGTATCCTTCGATTGTCAAAACGAAAAATTCTGTGAGGAACTTATAATCACTTACAGAACTGAAGAACTAAGGCCATATCTAATATTCCCAAGGGTAAAACTAAATCCCAACCATCTTCATGTATATCATACCAAAAGGATACTTTCAGAACTTATAGGTATGCCATACTCTTCAATCGAGATAGTTGACCTTATAAGGCTTCAGTAGGTAATCGAGGTTATTGCATATATTATTTATTATTTCTATATTTGCATATCATTAATAATTTAAATATAGACGTTATGAAAGAAGAAAGTAAATTAATCGAATTATTTAAAAAATACCCCGGAATTGCTGCACGCATACGGAGGTCATTTGCTTATCACTACGACCAAATCCGAATACCTGAAATCCTTAGACTTCTGGTACAACCCACTAACTAACTACAAAGAATACCAAATATCCCTACAGAAATGAAAAAGAAACCCAAGAACCAAGTATACATACCTCACCAGGATAAATGGAATGAACACTTTCCTACTCCAGGTAAACCAAATCCTAATTACTACACAGACTCAGGTGCAACCTTCAACAAGCACCTACGTACCCAAAACAAATTAAAACAGAAAAGGAAATGAAAACCCTACTACTAATCCCAGTAATCCTATATACCTGGTTATCATTAACCCACAGGGATAAAATATATCATCAAATACCAAACCCCACCAACAAACAAAAATACATATACTTAATCCTACAAGGCCTACAGATAATCCTATTAATCCTATTAGAGACCTTAATCCTAAGAATACCAAACTACTAACCCACCAAACAAAAACAAATATCAAAATAAATACTAAAGCCCAGTATGAACAATAAACAAAATCATACTGGGCCTAACTATGTTACATAATACACATACCTAATATCACCAATCATATAATCAATATACATATAACTAATATAATATTGAAGGCCTTCCGGGGGTGTTGGGATTAAGGCAAACTTCTAGGCCTAGCCCCCCTGTCACTATACAACACCACTACTCCAGAGCTATCTAACACATATGTCTCACAGCCTTTGGTCATTATGACCCATTGCCTAAAAGGCACCTAATAATGGCCTTTTGGGGTACCTAAATCCCCTTAATCCTAGACCCCTAATGGCCGCTTATTATATAATATATTATATAAAAAGGCAATCGGATTTGTAGGATTAGGCAATCATTTGGGGTACCTTTTTATATAAAATTAGGTACCTTTTTTGTCGGATTGGGGCCCCTAAATTTAATAAATCCGAGGTAATTTTAGGCCATTCAGGGTACCTAAAAACTAGTAACTATGTTATTAATGGCCCTTATATTTAGTTAGAAAGAAACTAATAATGGCTAGAAGAGATATGGATTATGTAACTCTTTGATTATTAATAAGTTATAGAGCTATAAGACACTATCCATTAAGGGCCTCAGTAGGATTTATAAAAATTGATTAGGGTTTTGCTATATTAAATATTATTCTTATATTTGCAATGTGATAATAAACAAGAATATTAATTTTTAAATCTTATATCCTATGCGTAGTATTAAACCCAACTTAGTTAAAACTTGGTTCACTAAAAACCAGGCAATCCTAAACATTGATTCTCAGGTAGATGAGAAAGGAGTTCTTGAGTATCTTTCCTTCCTAATAGACGAAGGATATCTACACATCCCAGAATTTACATTCAAGGCATATAATTGCTCAGAACTAGCTCCCGGTCGTATAGTACATAATTTCTATTATGAACTTTCTAATAGAACTCTTACAGGAGCCCAAATAAACTCTATACTTGCAGAATGTCCTTTACTATTCGATGATGGTTCTCAACCTAAGCCTGCCTATACCGCTTATCTGGGTTCATTATACATTACCCTTATTGCAGAAGCCTAATCGCTAACTATGTTACACCTTAAGCCCATACCTATCTAAGGTACTGGGCTTTTTCTTAAGCCTTTCTATGTAGGCCATCATGGGACTTACTAAGGCTTACCATAGGCCTAACTACAGACCTATAGGCCATAGTACTCTATAGACTCCATGGATGGCCCATGGCATTGGTATAAAAGCCTGCTAGTCACCTAATGGCCTTTATGTATGATAATATACAGATAATAACTACCGGACTGTATGGGGCCTCCAAATTTCTAAAGTGGTACCTATACCAACCCCTTCCCTATATCCATCAATATACCTATATTACCTACCCACAACCATGCCCACCATTCAAACCCCTAAAACCTACTTGCACAAATTTTACACGAAATTATTAAAAATAATTCTTTAAAAATTTCTCGAAAATTTTTCTGAAAATGTTTTGTAGATTCAAAGATATTTTTTATCTTTGTAGTGTTGAAAAAGCAAAGAGATATTTAAAATTTTGATTAACAATTTTTATAGAAAAAATTCTCTGAAAATTTTGCTAATTAAAATATAAATTGTATCTTTGTAATGTAATCAAAAAGCGATATTTGACATATTGAAACAATATAAAATTAATTTATTCCTTTTCTCTTTTTCTTATAAATCATTTAGTTTTATAGAGAAAAGGATATAATAAAATAAACTTAAAAACTAAATGTAATTTTATTATGGAAAAATTAAAAAATGTAGTAGTAGAAAAAGAAGTTGCTAACAACAAAGTAAACAAAGTTAATGCAAATAAAGCAAAAGCGCAAGCAAAAGCAAATAGCACTATTAAATTATCAGTTGATAGTATTTTTAAAAGTCTAAATGAAAAAACAAACGGACTTTTAAAAACTTCTTTAGGAAAGAAAACAGATATTTATGTTGAATCTCTGTTCTCTGAATTGAACGAAAAGCAAAAGAAAGCGTATCGAAAGAAATTAAGAAATACAACTTTTTCTTTGCTTGATTCGATTTGCAAAGCAAAAGAAGAAAAGAAACAAAATGAATTAAAAACACTTGTTTCTGCGTTTACAGAGTTTTATAAGCAAGTCTACAAAATAAACGATTTTTCTTTTGCTTCCATTGCAAGCGAAAATACAAAGGACACTAAAAAAGAAGTTCTAACAAAAGGTTTGCAAATAGTCAAAAACTTCAAATAACAAATGATATGTTATTAAATGTATTTTTATTTGTTGGTGTAATTTGGGTATTAATTCAGATTATCAAAGATACAAAAGATTTTTTAAAGAACTTATAAACTAAATAAAAAGTAAGGGAAAGCAAATAAAAATGTTTGTCCCTTACTTTTTATTTTTGAATGTTAAATTTAACGTAACCGTTCCCCCCTTTTAGTACCAGGAAATTTTAGGCTTTCGTGATAAAGGCATACCAAGACACCACAACCACACATGCACACACAAAGAAGCCAGAGACCTAATATCCCTGGCATTCATCCTATAAAAGGATATCTAATATCTTCTTAATCCTATTCTTCCCTAAGACCCTCCTATTATTCCGTATCTCATAGAAGAAAAGATAATACATCTCAAGTTCCTCCATCCAAATCCTATCTCCTCCCTCCAATAATGGTTCTATTCTCATCATATCCTCAGGATTAATCCATAACCGATACCAAACCATATTACCTTCAGAACATCTTAGGATTCTCTTATGGTCATCATCCCTTATCGCTGTTACCGTTACCATATTCCCTAAACATTTCTTGGTTCATCCTAAATCCAGGCCTAGATATAATCATTCTCTGGATATCATGTATCTTAATTGCCATCTCATCCTTTTCCATAGGATGATTGATAGGTAATGCCAAAAACCTATTCCAAATCTCTTCGGTAAGCATAAGGATTTCCTCTTCCTCTTTGGTAAGCTTTGCTAAATCTTCCATCATGGGTATATTTTAGGTTCTTCAAATGTAAGAGGAGGGAGCTTTGGTTCTCCCTCTCTTTTAATTCTCTCTAAATCCTCCAAGGCACACTCTAGTATTTTTAATCGTTCAGCATTATAATCTTTAGATATAGGAAACCAGAATGCTGTTCCCAGAAGGTATTCATGTCCTTCTAGGTTTTCTAATGGCATTCTATACCATATCCTACCTTCAATTCTTAATCCTTCTCCTTGCAATTTTATGATGGTAGGGTTATAATAACCAAAGTATACTATCTCGATATTAAACCTTTGTGGGGTGAACCAGGGTTTAATTACATGTCTCCATAGGAAAACTTCTTCGACTAATGCAAATTCTCTACTGATAGTTCTGCTTACATCAATTAGGTCAGCACATAATCCTCTTGGAGAATCGGGTATATTAAGCCTTCCATATAGGACTGCTTCAAATGTATTCTTTACTGGAAGATAGTAATTTCTTACCAATCCCTCGATTACCTTATTTTCTAAGGAGTTATAATCGATTGCAGTGAACGTAGGCTCTTCCATTTTTCTTTAGTATTCTTTCAAATCATTGGCAGGTAATACACTTTGGACTTCCTACCATTATCTGTACTTCTCCTTTAATTACTGGACATGGATTGGTAAGCTTCTTTTGCCTACCTACCTTCTTCGTTGTTATTTCTCTGTTCATAGTTATTAAAATATGTGATTAGTAAATATATCGGAAATAGAGGCATGATTAACCAGATAGTTAGGAAAAAGAACCCCACCCTTTTCATTGGGTGGGATGAAGTAATTACTCTGGTCATAAACCATGCAGGTATAAAACATATGGCATATATAATGCCTAAGATTATCCAGGTTATCATTGTTCAAAGTACTTATTTACGATTTTGGATATCTTCTTATCTAACTCTACTATTAGTTCGCTGAACTCTTTATCCTTCATATCTTTTATCTTGGCTTCGATAAATTCCAGGTTTCTCTTAATAGAGAAATAAGATTTGAAGGCTTGGTAATCCAATTCAGATTTATCTGTTAGAGGTAATATCATACTTGATTTACCATCTAACCTTGTATAGAATCCATCGGGTCCCAGGGTTCTTGATACCTTTACTTTGTTACTCAGTACTGCAAACCCACCTTTCTTATCTATGGATTCTACGATTACTTTCTCCATAAGAGTTTTGCCGTCAGAGAAAATGACTTCTTCACCCTCCTTTAGCTTTTTGGTTTCTTTGTTCTTTTTCATATCTTTATTATTAAAATGTTTATGCAAATATACAAAATTATTCTGATTTAATACAATTATCAATAAGAATTTTTAAATCTGCTGCGGTAAAGGATTTCCGGTTAAGTAAGTCGTCTAGTTGTTCTGGAGTTAGGATTATACCATTTGGAGTAAAAAGTTCTCTTAAGTGTGCCGGAATTATTCCCTGGAATCCCCAATTATTATATGAACCTATATACAATTTATTATTTACCATTGCAGCAATATATTTCTTGGTTGAACCTAATGACTCTCTTCTAAAGGTAGCGACTTCTAACCAAATCTTATTTAAGTGAATAGAATAATGCTGAAAATAAGGTGTAACCAAGGGAATCATTTCGTAATTAGAATTCTCTATCAGAGTTTTATCCGATTCAATAATTCTATGCCAAAAAGCACATTGAAAACAAAGTTGTTTTTCCTTCATTAACTGAGGTACTGTTTTGGCTAAATCGTAATCATCCAAATCTAATGGTGAATTACATAGGTGACATGTGAGTTTCTCTTCCATATTATTATAAATTTTTATATAAGATAATAGAACTCCTAACTATCATCCAGATAAGGTATACGCAATACTTTCTTTTCTTTAATGAACTTTAAAATATAACGTTATGGATAAGTTAACTAATGAAATGATTGTGGCTTTAGCCAATGATTTAGGACTGGAGCCAGCTCTTTTAAAGGCAGTACAACTGGTTGAAGGAGCAGGTAGAGATGGATTTCTAGTAGATGGTAGACCTCAAATTCTGTTTGAAGGTCACATTATGTACAAAGAAATCAAAAATAAGTTTGGTTTAGACAAGTTAGTAGCTGCTCAAAAGAGTTACCCTACGATTTGTTTCCCAAAATGGGATAAATCGAAGTACTTAGGAGGAGCAAGTGAGTACAAAAGACTCGAAATTGCCAAGAAAATCGACGAAGAATGTGCTTTGAAGTCAGCTTCTTGGGGAATGTTTCAGATTATGGGCTTCAATCACCTCTATTGTGGCTGTAAAGACGTCTTCGAATTCGTGAAAAAGATGCAGGAATCTCATGAAAGTCAGTTAAAACTCATGTATTACTACATGAATAATACCAGTTGCTTGAAAAATCTGAAAGAACATGACTGGGCAGGCTTTGCTCGGAAGTATAATGGTCCTGGTTATGCTGAAAATGCCTATGACCAGAAGTTAAAAAACGCTTACGAAAACTTTAAAAACAAGATATAATGAAGGTAATTTACAACAAATTCATCCCATTTAAGGGATACAAGGCAATGAACTTATTCGGAATTGTCTTTGTGAGAAAAGGTGCTAAGTTTGACACATATGATTACAACCATGAGCATATTCATCTCAAACAAATGCAAGAGATGTTGTGGATATTCTACTACTTATGGTATGCAATCGAGTACCTAATCATCATGTTCTTTGCTAAGTGGAACAAACAAAGCGAAAGATACCATGATGTAAGCTTTGAAGAAGAAGCCCATAACAATGACCATAACCTGGATTATACTAAGGTTAGGAAACATTATGCCTGGGTTAAATATGTAAAACTAAGAAGTTACAAGAAATGAATGTATTAGGGATTTCAGCAGGGCAAGGAGCTCTGCTGTTCCCTTTTAGGAAGCACCTATTAGGGAATATAGAACCTCGAGGAGTATTTCATACTCCAGGTGAAGAGCAATGGAAGACTAATTTTAAGGGTGTACCATTCTATAAAGGATATAACTTACCTGAGTTTGATGAGAAAGTAGATGTTATTTTATCTTCTCCAGACTGTGGTATGTCGTCTATTATGAGGCTTTCAAAGGTTAAAGAATTGGGTAAACCCAAGGATAACCGGAGTTTAAATCTAGTAATAGAAGGAATTAACTATTACAAGCCTAAGATTTTTCTTATTGAAAACCTGCCTCGTTTACTATCTCTCTTACCCAATGAATACCTTCAGGAAGCCTTTAAAGACTATAAACTTATTTTTCACGAAAGAAGCGTTTCTGACTATGGGAACTCCCAAGTATCAAGGAAGCGTTTAGTTATCGTTGGAATACATAAGAAAACCGGTAAGAAATACTTGAATGCTTTTGATGAAGTATTCCAAGTAAAAACTCCAAAACTTACTAGAGACTTGCTCTTTGTATCTCCTTACGGGAGTAATTATAATATCCCAATAGAAAAAACTTTGGCGATGTATGATTATCGAAAACTCCCTGAAAAGAAGAATCTGACTGTTGAGAAGATTCAAGTATTATGGAATAGTGCTTTCAAGAACGAGAAGAAATGGCCCATTAAAACTGCAAAGATGAGTACTCTCCCGGGAGTGTATCGATTGGAGTTAGATAAACCACCTCTAACTTTAAGACCTGCAGATAGGCAATTTAGACCTGATGGATACCCTCTTGGGATTAACGATTTCAAGGCAATCATGGGATTTCCCAAACAGTTTAAGATTTACATTGACCAAGAAAATTACCTTTATTGGTTAAACAAGGCAAGGTATACAATTGCCAAGGGTTCCGTGTTTGAAATTGCAATCTGGTTTAGGCGATGTATCAAGAAGGCCCAGATACCTTGAATTTTTATTTTTTCTCTTTTATATATTTTCTCTTTTTTGTTTAGCTTACCTATAGCTATTAGACTATTAGCCAATAGAACATAATTCTAATCTGAAAGGAAAAGGGATTGTTAAGGGAGAAGGAGAACAAGCCAAGAACGTAACTGATTGATTTTGAATTGATTAAGTATGTATTACTCTTGGCAACTGAATGCCAAGTCATTGATAATTAATATGTTAGCTTATGAACAAGAAAAACCTAAAGAATGCCTTAGTACTTTTGCTACTAGGATTTACTATTTACCTTTGCTTCAGGAATTACAAACTGAATTCATATATCAGACAACTTCCTGATTCATCGGTCATTGGCATTCCTGATACAATCAAACTGAAAGAGAACTTCAAGCCCCAATCACCATATACACAATTGGTTCAGCCCCAGAGAATTCTTCTCTACGACTTCTATCGAAACAGTAGCAATTCGACTAAACCTCAGGCTTCTGATTCAACAGCGGTTACTTCGAATAGGATTAGTAGAGAAGATTCTCTGGTCCAATTTACCTTGGATAAAAACCAATTGAACCTAAGTTTATTCAACAAGGAAACAAACTCCTATTCAACGAGAATGTTTAACATGGACTTAGATAAGTATAAGTACAATTGGTATGAAGGTCAATTAACTCAAAAAAGAATTAGAAAACTAACTCTAAGTCCATACGTTTATGGTAAATATAGGGTCTTTAATCAAATGTTAGACATAGGGACAGGCCTTTCAATCAAGACTACTAATTTCAATTATAAACTCGGTATAAATGCTTTTCATTATCCGAAGTTCTTTTCGGGAATAAAAGCTGACTTAGAGTTTTCAGTAACATATAACTTTTGATTATGGCAAAGAAGATTAACATAGAAACTAACACATCTGCTCTCACAAGGGAAGAACTAGCAACACTTGCTAAGGTTAGTAATGATGTTTTTTACTTTAGCCTTTTCACTTATGTGATACACCCTATGAGGGGAAAGGTAAGATTTGAACTTTACCCGTATCAAAAATCGGTTCTGTATAACTTCGTAAAAGAACGTTTCAATATTCTGCTTAAGTTCAGGCAGGCAGGTATTACGGAGCTTATTTCTATGTACTGCCTATGGTTGGCAATGTATCATCCTAACAAGAAGATTAACATTATATCAATCAAGGACACAACAGCAAAGAAGGTACTTAAAAAAATTAAGTTCATGTACAAAAACCTGCCATGGTATTTACAGACACCGATTATTAATGGTCGTTCGGGAGAATATGGTTCTGCATCAATGATAGAGTTCGATAATGGCTCATTCATAGAATCCATCCCAACGTCTTCAGAAGCTGGTCGTTCGGAATCTCTATCCTTATTGGTAATTGATGAAGCAGCAGTAGTTAGATGGGCAGCCCAGATTTGGGCAGCCGCTTTTCCTACTCTTTCCACTGGTGGAGCTGCTATCATCAATTCCACTCCTTATGGAGTTGGTAACTTTTACCACTCTACTTGGGTTGATGCTATTGCAGGTGGGAATCCATTTAACCCACTTAGATTGTATTGGCAAATGCACCCAGAACGAGACATCAATTGGTACAATGAAATGTCTTCTGCTCTTGGAACAAAAAGAACTGCACAAGAAATTGATGGTGACTTCTTATCATCTGGAAATACGGTCTTCGACTTAGCTGACATAAAAGCTATCGAAGACTGTCTTAGTGATTATCCGGTTATTAAGAAAAGATTCAATGGTCAATATCGGCAATTCTTAGAACCAGCACCAGATAAGGAATATTTCATTGGTGCTGACGTTTCAACTGGTAGGTCTTCTGACTACTCTGCATTTACTTGCATGGATAAACAAGGAGAAGAACAAGCAGTATTCAAAGGTAGACTTTCAGTAGATAAGTATGCAAGGTTACTTGGAGATACCGGGCATTTGTTTAACTTTGCCACTATTGCTCCAGAATCTAATGATGTTGGATTGGCAGTAACTTCTGCTCTTCAAACTGAAGGCTATCCTAAACTGTATTACTATCAGAAAATGCTTAAGAAGAAAGGTAAATCTAGACCTGAGGTAGATAAATCTCCAGGATGGTTAACTACACAAAAGAACCGTTCTGTTATTGTAGAGGGACTTGAACAGGATATTCGAGAAGATAATATTACTGTTAAAGACCCTTTCTTTGTTCAAGAAGCATATACCTTCATATATGATGGTTTAGGTAGGCCAGTTGCAATGGGTAAGCATAGAGCTAATAATTCTACAGTAGATGTAGACCTAGAGGGGGATGTATATGCAGATGACTCTATATTCGGTAAAGCAATCTGTAATCACATAAGAAAAGGAAAAACTAACGTAATAGTACAACCGAAATGAAAAAGCTCAATTTTAATTGGAGTTGGGGTAGAAAGAAAGACCCACCTCCTGAATCAAACAAGGAGCCAAGCAAGCCAAAAGCTGCTGCTATATCTCCTGGTAGAGTATCAGTGGATGAAGATAACTCTTTACTCAGTACTCTGAAAGGGATGACCGTAATGGTAGACCCTTCTTTTCGTGTTGAAGTAATCCCTTTGATTCGTGATTTATATAAGGTAAATCCGGATATGGGCATTGCTTTGCAGGATATGTTTAAGTTGGCAAACACCGGTCATACGGTAACATTCCCAAACAACTCAGATGCTGAAGCAGATAAGATGAGAAAACATCTTACTGAAGCTACTAAGAAATGGTCTAGGTATACTGCTGGTATAGATGGTCTAGTTAATAAGATGATTGTACAATGCCTTGTTAGTGGAGCTATATCTGTTGAAGGAGTTCCCAATGATATGTTGGATGGTTTGGACACAGTCTTATTCCTTAGACCCGAGAACATTGTTTTCAAAAGAGAGAACAATGGAGTATATTCTCCTTACCAGAGGAATAAGAATTACTTCGTAAAGCACCAAGATTATATCAAACTAAACCCAGAAACTTATGTGTATGCTGGTATGTTTAATGATACTGATGAACCTTATGGGATTCCTCCTTTTATGGCAGCATTGGATTCATTAAAAGGCCAACATGATATGAAGGTTAACTTCAAACACATAATGGAAATGGTTGGTATGGTAGGATTCTTGGAAGCTAAGATGACTAAACCAGACCAGAATCCAAATGAAAGCTTACAAGCTTATCAATCCCGTCTTGAACGTACCTTAAAAGATTTGAAAAGAAATCTTCGTAATGGTATGAAAGACGGTATAGTAACTGGTTACATTGATGACCATGAGTTTAAACTCAATTCAACTACCAAGGAGCTTGGTAATATTGAGAAACCCTGGAACATGAATCAGCAATCAGTTGCAAATGGTTTGGGAGTTAATGGAAACCTTATTGGAGTTAGTTCAACAACGGGAGAGGGAGCAACGGGTATAATGCTGTCTAAATTAATCAGCCAGTTAAAAAATATCCAAATGCTTGTAACTTATGTATTGGATTTTCTTTATTCTCTAGAACTGCGTCTGGCAGGCTTTGATAATAAGGGAATAAAGATATCATGGGGAACTTCAACTATCTCTGATGAAGTTAAGGTTCAACAAGGTCTTCAGTATAAAATCCAAAATCTGGATTTATTATATAAGGCTGGTATCATTAGCCAAGACCAATATGCTTGGGCAATGGGTTATGATTCTCCTGATGAGAATGAACCAAGAGTTTCACTTGAGGACCAATTTGCTAAAGGCGGTAACTTAGACCCTCAAGAAGGAACTAAGAAGAAGCAAAGGCAAGATGATAAAAATCAATCTGCTCGTAGGTCAAGAGATAAAACTAATCCGGCTCCATCTCGTGGAGACCAAAATACAAAAGCAAGATGAGTAAATTTACTAAAAGAAACAAAGAGCATCTTGATTCAATGGTGATTGGCCAGGGTCATACCATTATGGCTGGGTATATCCCAGAAGCAGTTGGAGCCCAGGCTTTCTCAGAGAATTATTACAAATGGAAGACTCCGACACCGGATACCATTGCTCAATTTGGATTTTGGGGAGGGGATATAGATTATAATACCTATTATCCAAACCTTGATAAATCGGAACTTACTCCGAAGGACGAAGAGTTCATAGAACCAATGTTTAGGTTACTTTCTGAAACGATTGTATCCAAGAACTGGAATCCTACTGACTTTGGTCAGAATGGAGTACTTAAGGCTTCCATGAAACTGTTACTCGGGCAAACAGTAAATTGCGACCATGAAACAAATATTGGTAATGCAATTGGAGCTGTATCTCAAGTAATGTGGCAGGAGTCTTATAAGGATGGAAGCTTTACTATACCTGCAGGTATCAACGGTATTTTGAAGATTGATGGTAAAGCTAACCCAAGAATTGCTAGAGGTATTCTCATGGAACCTCCTTCAATTCATAGTAACTCGGTAACAGTACAGTTTAAGTGGGATAAATCACACCCAGGAATGGAAGATGGTGAATTCTATCAAAAACTTGGTACTTATGACTCTAAAGGTGAAATGGTTCGTAGAATAGTTACTGAGGTAGTTCGATATATGGAAACATCCCTGGTATCTCATGGAGCTGATTCATTTGCTCAAAAGATTGGTGAAGATGGTAAAATCATTAATCCAACCTTTGCAAAAAGAACCTGGTCTTCTTATGAGGAATATCGGGATGACAAGTCCAAACAGTACTTCTTTACTGACTACAAAACGGATTTCAACTCATTCCAAGAAAAGGACAATACTCCAGATTCTTTTAATGATAATGGTACCCAAGAAAATCATAATCCTAATAAAGAAAATATGAACAAAGAATTGCAAGAATTTTTAGAAAAGCTTTTCGGAGATAACATGTTATCTCTGGCAGAAGGCAAAGAAATGACTCAGGAAGAAGTTATTTCTTGTATTCAAAGCTTGGTATCATCCAAAAACAGTCTTCAGACAACGGTAGATAATCTTACTACAGAGAAATCTTCTCTTACAGAACAGATTACCAACCTGAATGCAGAAGTTGCAAACTTGAAGGAAATGGCAACTGTAGGAAAGAATCATATTGCTTCTCTCCGTGAAAATGCTGTTACTACTTACAAGAAGCTGATGGGTGACAAAGCCGATGAAACTATTGTTACAATGTTGAATGCCGAAACTACTGGCATCGTTACTCTCATCTCCTTGACTAAGGATTATCAGAGTCGTCTGGAAGAAAAATTCCCAATGGTATGTGCAAGCTGTGGTTCTCACGATGTAAGCCGTGCTTCTTCTGTTGCAGAGAATGAAAATGAGGGTAAAACTGAAAAACCTGCAACTACTTCAAATGCAGAAGCCAAGTCTACTTCGGAAACCCTTGAAGACTTGTACAAGAAGAAATTCAAGTAATAATCGATAAATATCACTGTTATGACTAAAATCGTAAACAAAGACCAGCCAATGACGCTGTTTGGGGAAAAGACCCCAAGAGCGGTGATTTACAAAAGTGAATCACACAAATTGCACCAAGCTTTCTGTGTAAAAGATGGAGAGAAAATCGTACAGGGTATGCCAGTGGCTTTGAATGAAGAAGGTTTGATTTACCCTTGCACTGAATCTACTCAGGTATATATCGGAGTGGCAGTAACCGACAATGTAAATCCTGCTTACCAGGCACAGAACAAATTCCCAGTAGAGGTAACTGTTGCTGTAGAAGGTTACATGATTTGTAACTGGGTATCTAATGCTGCTGACTTAAAAGCAGGATATGTAGTTCCCTCTGGTGACTTACTGAACAGCCGATTTGTAAAAGCAAACCAGTCAACAGATGCTACACCTTTCATTGCCATCACACCTGCAGATGAGGCAAACGAGGTAATTCAAGTACTTATTAAATAAGAGAAGAAGAAACATGGAAAAAGTTGATATTTCAAAATTGAAGAGAGAAGACTTCGCAAAAGAACTTCCTCAAATGGTACAGCAGTTGGATGCTTACCGTCAAGGTTCACAGAACAAGAAACCTGTGGACATCACATTAGGTGAACTTACCACTGGTAAATGGGGTATTACCCAAGATGAATTGTTCGAGAAGTTGGATATCAATCCGAAAATCGACACAATGGAAAACATCTTCACAATGCCTCAGCAAGATGTTCGTTGGATTGTTCCGGAAATCATTCGTTCTGCCATCACTCTTGGTATGCGCCAGGCTCCGTTCTATCCGGAGATTATTGCTTCTGACCAGTCAATCAGTGGTCTTAGCGCAATCATGCCGATGATTAACATGTCCGATGCTGCTCCTGCAAAGGTTAATGAAGCAGAAACTATCCCATTGGGAGATGTAAGCTTTGGACAGAAATCAGTAAGTCTCTTCAAAATTGGTAAGGGATTCAAACTTACTGATGAAGTTCGTAACTACGTATCTCTTGATGTATTGGCAATCTACCTTCGTGACTTCGGTGTTCAGCTTGGTTATGCAATGGATACTCTGGCAATGGATGTTGTTATCAACGGTAACAAACCTGATGGTTCAGAATCTGCTCCGGTTATCGGTGTATATGAAACTACGAATGGTATCACTTACAAAGACTTGCTACATATCTGGGTAAGAGCTGCTCGTATGGGACGTAACTTTACTACTATGATTGGTGGTGAAGACCAAGCAATTGAAATGCTGAACTTGCCGGAATTCAAAGAACGTCATTCTGGTACAACTGAAGCTACACTGAACGTGAAGTCTCCGGTACCTAAGAATGCTAACTTCTATATTCATCCGGGAACACCTGACCAAGGTTTGCTGTTGATTGATACAACTGCTGCTTTGATTAAACTGACTGCAAAACAGTTGATGCTTGAATCAGAAAGAATCGTATCAAATCAGACTCAGGCAATCTATGCTACTCTGACTACAGGCTTCTCTAAGATGTATCAGGATGCTGCATTGATTCTGTCTGCAGAGAAGAAGTTCTCAGAATTTGGATTCCCCGAATTTATGAACATTGACCCGTATCTCTTGGTTAACCTTGAGTAATAATACACCTGGTTTATTTTACAAATAATTCCATTTCTTGATGGGGTAGGTTTTGCGAGGACCTACCCCTAATTTTAAACATCTAAAAACTTAGTAAAATTATGGATAAATATAAAGTAACTGTAGGTGCTAAAGCTTACAGCTTCCATGACCAATCTACAGGTATTACAATTTGTAGAGGAGAAGAAAAAGAATTGAGTGCTCGACAGTACAGAACTAAAAAGATTCAGATGGCTTTGAATTCAGGTCACCTGCGTTTGGTTCTTGATAAGAAAGCTGTCGACAAATACTCCAATGATGACATCGATAAGTTGGAAAAGAAACTGAATGCTCAGTTCGAAAAAGGTATGGAAATCAAAAAGATTGCCAAAGCCTATACTCTCGAAGAAGCAACCCTTATCGCTGCTCGTCACGAAATTGTTGCCGACAAAGGTGATACAGTTGAAACTCTGATTCAGGTTCTGTTGGAAGAGTTCGAAGAATCTAAAAAATAAGATACCATGGACAATCTAGACTTTGTAGCTATTGCGAATGGTCTGGAAGTTTCATTTAGAGTATTAACCAAAGTCCCAGCCAAGGCCATTTTTGACTGGGACTTTGGTGATGATAAGGGGTCCGTTTATGATGTTAAACAACCTACTTATACTTATGAAAAGTCCGGATTCTATACAGTAGCGTTGAACATAACGAACTCCGAAGGACTTAACTTAAATGCAACTAAAACCATAATTGTAAATAACGAGTCCAAAACTACATTAACTGATAGTATATATAACCTAATCAATTATTACATTCCTTCAGAAATCTCAGATGGTATGTCATCAGAAGAGAAAGCAATGTACATAACTAAATGGCAGTTATATATCCAACCGCTAGTAAATCATATTATCCCACTGGATAAATATAATGATGAGTTAATGTATGAAGCTCTAGAAAACCAATTAATTATGGAATTGGCAGCATGGGATTATCTCAATGTTAAGCTCCTTAATTTATTAACAAGTACAGGAGAATACCTAAGTCAACTTACTTCAACCAAAGAACAAGTTGGTGATGGTTCTTCTAAACCGGAACAAGCTCGAGGTGATAGAATCAAACAAATCACAACTGGGCCTACTGAAGTACAGTACTATGATACACTTGCCGATGCAACATCTTCCCTATGGAAAACATTTTCTCAAGCAATGCAACCTGGTGGTATCATAGACGAGTTAAGAAAAAACCTTTGTATGTTAGCTGGACGATTGGAAATCTACTTACCATTCTGTGACCAAGCAAGTCATGTAGTAGTTCCAAGAGTAGTAGACAGAAGAAGACCTGGATTAATAGATGGGCCAAACCCCAGCTCTCCAGTAAAACGTAATGGTAGAACCTTAATCAAGAAAAGATGACCAAGACTCCTCATAGAATGGTAAAGAATCGTTCTTGGGATAGATACAAGAAGATTATAAATGATTTCTTGGATATAGATGCTGGTAGGCAAACTATAACTTGGGCAAAGAATGTAAATCAACTCCTAAGTCATGGAGAAGATGAAATCCCTAAATATTATAATATACCAATCGAGGCATTATGTTATTACAATGCCTTCAGAAACTGGCCTATTAATAAGGCAACAGTAACTGGAGAACTCGATGATGAGAATTTATCAATACTGGTTACTAAATCATATATAGAACAACTGGGATATTTAACTCCAGAAGGCTATTGGGATTTTAACTGGTCTGAAGATAGATTTGTAATCAACGGTATCACTTATAAACCTTCGGGAGATACACAAGTTGCCCAGGCCAAGGATGAAGCATTAGTCTTCATGGTTATCCTAAAAAGGGACCGAGATACCAAAATACAATTCGTAGAATAAAATTGAAAAGTATATGGCAAAGATGTTAATGTTACGATGGAAACCAATTAATACCGGAAATGGTATTTGGTTTGACAGTAACCTGATTGTCTTGAACGGTACATCTGGAGTACATATTGAAAGTAAGAAAAGTAATTTAGACGTTACCACATTCCAGTCTATGACTGGAGGTAAGTTTGTTACTTGCTTTCAAGATTACTTTGGAGAAGTTTGGGATAAGATAATACCTCATCCGGGTATTGGCCAGGTGATAAAATTCCGTATCAATCAACTCCCAGATTATGCAATAATCAGAGGTGATATTGAAGACGGGGGAGACCCAGACCCAGAACATCCAGATATTCCAATGAATGCCTTCTGTGGAAAAGAAGGAGAACCATTCAGAGATAAGAATTCTGACTTCTTCTGTGGTAAGCAAGTAATCAATCCTTAAAATAATAACAATATGTACGTAAGTAAGTATTACACAAATGAAGAAATTGACCAAAGACTTTTACAAGGTTATTTCGATGACTTCGTAAAGGCTGGGTTTGCCGGAACTATTAATGAGTTCTGGGCATTCGTTCTTTCTATTGCCAATAAGGTAGATAAGAGAGAAGGATACGACTTATCTAAAAATGACTTCACAGATAAACTCAAAGAGAAACTGGAGGGCATTGAAGAAAGAGCAAACTACATCACTAAGCTTTCTCAGTTGGAGAATGATACTAAGTTCCAAACTGAAGAACAGGTAAGACAAGCTATCAGTGATTTGATTGATGGTGCTGATGATGCACTTGATACATTAAAGGAATTGGCAGAAGCATTGGGAAATGACCCGAACTTTGCTACTACAATTACTAACAAACTAACGGATTTACGTAATGCACTGACAGATGAAGTTAACCGAGCTAAGGAGGAGGAAGGAAAACTGAGTACCCAAATTAGTGAGGTTAAATCTAATTTCATCAAGGCAGTGGATTTACTTAATGATAAAATCGACACTGCAGTTACTAACCTTATCAATAAGATAGATAAAGTAGAAGCAAAAGTCGATAAGAATACTGCTGACATTGCAGACCTCAGAAATGAAACTACTGGTTCATTGGCAGAAGCTAAAGCTTATGCTAAAGACTTGGTAGATAAAGAAGCTGAGCTTCGTAAAACTGCCGATGATGCTTTATCAGAAAGTATTCACCAACTGAACACCTTGCATATCAATGATAAGGCAGAGCTCAAACAAGATATTGCGGCAGAAGCCCAATTGAGAGCAAATGCCGATGCAAATATTCAGTTGAAACTAACTGAAGAAATCACCAATCGTCAAACTGGTGATGCTGCCTTAGAAAGTAAACTTTCTGATGAGGTAGTAAATCGCAAAGCTGCCGATGAAACTCTTCAGAATTCAATTACCAAAGAGGTAGTTGACCGTACTAATGCAGATAATACCCTCCAGGTAAATATCGATAAAGAGGCTCAAGCTCGGGAATCTGCAGACCAAGTTCTTCAGACTAATATTAATTCTGAAGCAGCAACCCGTACTGCTCAGGACCAAATCCTTGACCAGAAGATTACTGCTCTATCGGATAAGGGAGTTGCTGACAAAGCCGAAGTACTTGCTGCTGTAGAAGCAGAAAAGGAAGCACGTATTGCAGGAGACAATTCCCTTAAAGAAAGTAAGGTGGATAAGAGAGAAGGTTATGCCTTGTCTAAGAATGACTTTACCGATATCTTACTTCAGAAATTGAACGGTATCGAAGAGCATGCAAATTATATTACTCAAGTATCACAATTAGTAAATGATGCTGGGTATCAAACGGAAGCCGATGTAGAGGCTGCAATCGAAAAGATTATCGGTTCTGCACCTGAAGTACTTGACACTCTGGAAGAGATTGCCAAAGCCCTGGGGGATGACCCTAATTTCGCTACAACTATCACTAAGAAGTTGGCAGCAATCACAGAGAAGGTAAATCAAGAAATCGAAGACAGAACTGCTGCAGATACTGCTCTCCAAGGAAATATCGATACTGAGATAGCTGAACGTAAAGAAGCCGATGCTGCTCTTAAGACCGAACTTAAAGAGTATGTAGATGCTCAGACTTCTATCGGTGATACTGCATTGAATGTAGTTAAGGATAGCTTGGCTAAAGAAATCCAAGACCGTAAAGATGCCGATACAACCTTGCAATCTAACATTGATAAGGAAGCTAATGATAGAAAAGCTGCAGATGCAACACATACTGAAAACATCGCTACTCTTAATCAAAGAGTATCCGATTTGGCTTTATCTATTCAGGATGCTATCAATACGGTTAAGAATGAACTTACTGCTCAGGTAAATGCTAATACTACAGCAATTGCTACCAATGCAGCTAACATTCAAAAAAACTCAGAAGCAATCACTGCTGTAACCAAAACTGTAGGTGATAACTACAAAGAGGTTAAGGATATGATTAATGAGGAAATTGTAGACCGTACTAAAGGTGACAGTAACCTCAGTTCTCGTATTGATACCACGAATATTGCCTTGGGAACCGAACAGGCTGAAAGAAAGGCAGCAGACCAAATCCTTCAAGTAAACCTTGATAAAGAAGTTGGAGACCGTAAGTCGGCAGATGCTGCATTGGAAACTGCTATAGACGGTAAGATTCAAACTTTAACGGCTGAAGTTGGTGGGCAATTAGGTATCCTTACTAATAAGATTAATGAAGAGATAGATAACAGAAGTGGTGCCGACCTTTTATTAGAAAATAAGATTGATTCCTTGAAGACAGAATCTACTGAAAAGGTAGATGAACTCAAAACCAAGGTAGATGCTAACACCGCAGCTATCAACGTAGAAAAGGAAAGAGCTATTGCTAAAGAGGATGCAATCCAGGCAAACTTGAATACGGCTATCGCTAATCACAAAGACGAGGTAAATGCCTTAACTAAGGATATCTCTGATGAGGCTAATGCTCGCATTGCAGGTGATGCTGCTCTCCAGGTAAATATTGATAAAGAGGTAGTTGACCGTAAGAATGCAGATACCCTTATTAATAATGCCTTAGCCCAGGAAGTTTCTGACCGTACTACTGCTATTCAGGGATTGGAATCTAAGAAGGTAGATAAGGTAGATGGTAAAGTACTTTCTTCAAATGACTTTACAGACCTCCTCTTGGTAAAATTGAATGGTGTAGCAGAACATGCTAACTATATTACCAAGGTATCCGAGTTACTGAATGACTCAGGATTCCAGACTGCTGAAGAAGTAGAAGCTGCAATCCAGAAAATCATTGGCTCTGCTCCTGGTGTATTGGATACCTTAGAGGAAATTGCTAAGGCTTTGGGTGATGACCCTAACTTTGCAACTACCATGACTCAGAAACTTACTGAGTTAACTACTAAGCTTGAAACTGAAACTCAAAACCGTATTGATGGTGATGCAGCTTTGGATACTAAGCTTACAACTTTAGGTACTAATCTTACCAAGATAGTAGAGGATTTAAGAACCTATGTTACTGAAACTCGTACTGAACTCTTGGCAAGAGCAAATAACCAGGATGCTCTTATCAATCAGAACTCGGCAAATATCCAGAGAAACTTGGAATTAATCCAAGGTATTCAGAATAACATTTCAGGTTCTTACTTGGAAGTTAAAGCTTTGCTTGAAACCGAGGTAGCTGCACGTAAGGCCGAGATTACTCGAGTAGAAGGTTTGATTACAGAAACTAATCAGGCTCTTACTACTGAAACCGAAGAACGTAAAGCTGCAGATAAAGAACTCCAGGATAATCTGGATGCCGAAGAAGCTGCAAGAGTTGCTGCTGATACTGCACTAGGAGTTCGTATCGATACGGAAACTTCAGAAAGAAAGGCAGCTGATACTACTCTCCAGGGAAATATCGACAAAGAAGCTCGGGCAAGAGAGGCAGAAGATTCTAGGCTAAATGCCCGTATCGACAAGGAAACTACTGACCGAGTTAATGCAGATACGGCATTGGGTACTCGTATTGATAATGAAGAGGATGCAAGGGAAGCTGCAGACACAACTCTTCAGGAAAATATTGATACTGAAGAAACTGAAAGAAAGGCAGCTGATAAGACTTTGCAGGATAACATAGATGCTACCAATGCTCATACTATCAATACTCACAGATTGGATTCAAATCCGGTATTGAATGGTACAGACATTAAGTTGGATGGCTATGAAAAGAATGCAGGTACTACTCCTGCAGATTTGGACGTAAAAGCAACAGATACTACTTCGGTTGCCTTTGGTAAAGTACAAAAACGTATCGAAGTAGATAAGGCAGATGCTGATTCTAAATTCAATAAGGTAAAAGCTGCAGTAGGTCTTACCAATGATTTGGGAATGCCAGCTCTTACTGATACGAATTATATGGGCGGTTCAGTAGATGTAGTAGATTCTTTGAAAAAACTTGATGCTCAGTTAGAACCAATTATTATCCCGGCGGCAGCATTCAATATATCTGCTTCGGCAACCTCAGAAGAGATTGCAGCAGTATTTACCGATGAATTGCTTAACGAGATTGCAAATAATACTACACACCGTCCTTATATATTGGTAGATACCGGCAACAATTTCTATCAACAATTTAGATTAAGTTTACAACTTAGTGGTCCTACTACTGGTGCCATTACTTTGAGATTTATGTATGAATTGGCTGGTATGGAATTCTACAGAGAGTTCAAGAGAACTGCTCAAGGTGCTTGGTCTATTTCTACAGTAAGAGCTGGTAAAATTCTTATCGAAGGAGATGTAGTAAATAACTTAACTGCAGGTGGAACTAAGGTACCATTAAGTGCAGAACAAGGTAAAGCTTTGAAGGCTTTGATTGATGGTCTTGGAACTGATACTTCAGAACTGGAAACAGAACTCAAAGAATTAATCCAAACTACTAAGACGGCTTTAGAAGCTTCAATAGCTACAGAAGTTCAAAATCGAAAAGATGCTGATACTGCCTTAGATACGAAGTTAACTACGGCTATCAATAAGGAAGTTCAGGATAGAACTGCTGCTGATACTGTATTGGGTACCCGAATTGATAACGAGGTAACTGCAAGAACAGAAGCAGATGCTGCCTTGAAAACTGAATTAACCGAGGACATACAAGGAGTTCAGGATGCCCTAGATGCTTTTATTGCAACTAAGGCACAAGCTAGTGGATTAGCTTCTCTGGATGAAAATGGTAAAGTACCTGCTGAACAATTACCCTCATATGTAGATGATGTAATCGATGTATATGCAACATACGATAAGTCTCCCACTGGAGATCTTTCTAATATCTCTCTCTTTGCAGATGCTGACCATAATACACCAATAACGGGAGAGGCAGGAAAGATTTATCAGAATGTAACTACTGGAGAACCTGGTTATCAATTTAGATGGACTGGTACTACTTGGTCTCTGATTGTTTCTGGTGGAGTAGTAATTGGAGAGATTACCGGTACTGCCTATGATGGAGCAAAAGGTAAAACTACTACGGATAATCTTAATGCTCTTAAAGCCTTTAATCCTATACGATTAACCAATATTGTTACTGATACTTCTAAAGCTACAATCCAATATGAAAAGGCCGATGGTACAGGTATCCAAGGATTACAAATTCCTACTGCATCATCTGCTAAAGCTGGTGTTATGGCTGCTGCAGATAAGGTTAAATTAGATACTACTTTACCGAAACAGATATCGGATGAGACTGCTGCAAGAGTAGCTGCTATTAAGGCTTTGCAAGGAGAATTGGCAGATGATATTGCTCAAGAGGTAGTAGATAGAAATTCTGCAATAGCTGCTGCTAAAACAGAACTCACTACTGCTATCAATAAAGAGGTATCCGACAGAAAAGCTGCAGATACTCAGGTAAAAACCGACCTTGAAGCTGCAGTTGAATTAGTTGCTGAAGAATTAAGAGGTGCAGATACTACTCTTCAGAATAATATCACTAAAGAAGTCAATGACAGAAAAGGTGAGATTACAAGAGTAGAGAAGTTAATTTCAGATGAAGCTGCAACAAGAGCTCAAGCAGATACTACTGTGAATGCCAAAGTAGATTCCCATATTGTTAATAAATCTAATCCTCATGGAGTAACTAAAGCTCAAGTGGGATTGGGTAATGTTAACAATACATCAGATGCAGATAAACCAGTATCTACTGCTCAAGCTACGGCTATTGCAGATGCCAAGGCTGCAGGTACCAACGCTCAAACCAATCTTACTACTCACATGCAAAATAAGAGTAACCCTCATGGAGTAACAAGAGACCAGTTGGGGTTGGGTACTACTGCTGAGATTATCTTTAAGAAGGTATCTGCTCCTTCTGGTTTATGGAAAGAATCTGATGAAAGACTTAAGACTTTCATTAAACCATTAGAACATACTCTTGATGAAATCTGCTCTATACCTACGGATTCATTTATGATTCGAGGTAATCATGATATAGGTACAATTGCTCAGACAATCGAAAAACATTTCCCAGAATTAGTTTCTGAGAATACGGTTAAACCTGAAACAGTTCCTAATCCAGAAGCCTTCGAAAAGGTAGAAAAGGATGGAGAAACCTATATCCTGGTTAAAGAGGTAGATTATTCTAAGATGTCAGTATTGGCAATCGAAGGTATCAAACTTTTGAAAGCCGAGATTGATGAATTAAGAGAAAAACTTTTGTTCACAAACTTAGATTAATATGGGTGAGATAGCAACATGGAGTGCTGTCAAAACTAAAGTAGGCCTTGGTAAGGATTCAAACGAATGCCCTACCAAGGCTGAATTGTTGGCACTCTCTCCTACAGGGACGGGAGAAAATTACGTTGGCTTGGAAATATCCAATGCTAGTTCCTATGGAAATAATGAAACTGTACAGCTTAGCGATATACATAAGGTAACTTATAAGTATTCTTTTACAGCTCAGAATACAACTCTTAGTTTTCCAAAAGAAGGAGGTACATCTACTCAAGTGGGTATTTATGTAACTTCTACAAAAACTAAGTATTTAGATGGTTCTGCAACTTCTGAAGTTCAAAATGTAAATTACCCTGAACCTAATTGGCCCTCTTGGATTATTGGTCAAGGCCCACTAGTAGCTTCTGAAAATACCACAACCGAATCTCGTAGTGCTACCGTAGTATATACCCAATCTGAGTCAGGTAAACAGATAACAGTTCAATTTACTCAGGATGCAGGAGTTGAAACTTGGGAATATACTTTTACAAGTAAAAATAATTCATTAGTATTTAATGCTATAGGTGGTAAAGGTACACCTACGGAATTAACTATTACTTCGAATAAGCAAAAGTATATAAATGGTAAAACTGTGGGTAGTCCAGTAAATGTTGATTATTCAAGGCCTAGTTTACCATCATGGCTTTCAGTAGAGAGTGGGTATTACGAAGCTTTAGAAAATAAGTCTGAAAGTTCTCGTTCTTATACTGATACTCTTACTCAGGCAGAATCCGGTAAGAAACTAACACCAGTTTTGTCTCAGGCAGCTGGTGTAAAAACCTATGGTACACCTACTGTATATTTAGGAAGCATCGCTGATATCCCTGCATCTGGAGGAACTGCAGCTACACCTACTTATACTTATTCTCAACTTTGGGGATGGAATGGTAAAACCGATGATGGTAGTACTATAAGTTCTGGAGCTTCAATAGTATGGTCCGAAAACATATCGGGTTCTAATCTTGGCACAACTGCAAAGGCAAGAACTAAATTGGGAAGCCGTACATTAACCGTTACTCTTAATGGTAAATCTGGCAATGCTTCAATTGATATATACCAAGCAGAGAATAAAATAACTAACGTAACTCAGGGTACATGGGTAGTTTCTATTTCGGCAAACCCAAGTACATTTACTGAGCAAGGTGGTACATCACAAATCTCTGCAAGTGCAAGGGCAAGTAGAACTAACCATTGGTCTTCAGGTGCAACTAGTGCAGCATCTGATGCTACAGGTACTCCTACTCTTAGTATACCTACTGTAGTAACCGGATTCAGTTTATCTGGTACTACTTTGACGGTAGCAGAAAACAAAACTGCAAATCAAAGAAGTGTAGTAGTAAGGGCAACTATGGATACCGTCTATAAAGAAGTTACGGTAACTCAAAGTGCATATTTAGTAGAATGGAGATATACATTAACTACTTCTACTCCAACGTTAAACTTTGATGCCCTTGGTACAACCAAATCTGGGACAATTAGTAGTTATCGTGAAAAATATATTAATGGTTCTTTAGTAGAAGGTTCACATGAAGGTGTTAATATCCAAGTTAAATCTACTTCTGCTGAAATACAAAGTGCTACTGCTGCTGTGGCTATTACCCTGAAAGAGAATACCACAACCCAAGCAAGAACTGGTACTGTAGTATACGAACAAGTAGGTTCAGGTAAAACTGTAACTATTACTTGTAATCAGGCAGCAGGTACTGTATCTACAAGGGGCGTACTTGAGGTAGTAGATAATTTTGGTGATTCACCTGCTGTAGGAGGAAGTATTTTTGGTTTGGTTAAGTCGGGATATTATGATGTAATTAATGGTAAGGATTCTACTTGGCATAATGTTACACCAACTCTAAAATCCAAATCTTCATACATTACCGATGTAGAAATTACCAAAGTTTCTGGAGATGGTTATAATATAGGAATTACTCTGTCTGAAAATACTTCTGAATCTTCTCGTAGAGCAAGTCTTACTTTAATCTATGGTAGCAAGGAAGTAGATATGGCAACTACTCAAGCAGGTGCTAGTGTTAGTTATAATTATTACTTTGGAGTAACTACGGACTTTCCTTCTGTAGCTGCTGCAGGAGCAACTCCTAAGGCAGTAATTAAATCTAGAAGACATAAAGTTGTGAATGGGGTAGAAGAGTCTTCCCATAATTTGGTAGAAACTTCAGTAATAAGTAAACCTAATTGGACTGGTACCTTATCTGCTAAGGTATCAAGTACTAGTGGTTCAGGAGCAGATTATGATGTTACTATACCAGTATATGAAAATACTGAAGCTAGTATACGAAGAGGTACAGTAGTATTACAACAGGGAGGTTCTGGTAAACAGATTACCCTTAACCTTAATCAGTTAGCTGCAAGTATTACTACTAGGGATTATATCAATTATGTAGAACCAATTCCAGATGGAATGTTTTCGGCTTTAGCTCAGAGTATAACTGTTACACTTCAATCTTATAGGGAAACCTTAATCAATGGTAAAATAACGAGTAAAGTTGCTGTTCAACCTGATTTTGATTTGGATTCTACCGTTACCGATTGGGCTTCTGTAGATTTAATTGGTGGTAATCCTACCAATTATGGATATGATTTTAAGGTTTCTGTAAAAGAAAATACTACTAATCAAACTCGGTCTGGTAGTGTAATGTTTTATAATGGTACTGCTGAAGTAGAAAATGGTTGGGCATTTACCCAAGATGCTGCAACAATCTCTACACGGTATGAAATATCTTGGACTGCAAACTATAGTAATGGTACAGTAGAAGAAAACGTAACAGAAATTGAATTAGAAGGTACTACGGGTATGGAAAATTCTGTAAGAATGGATTTACACATACTAGAATATACTTCTATCAATGGAGTAGAAGGTACTCCTACTTCTTGGGATTCTAGAACCATAGCTGAAAATAACTCGGCAACAGCTTCACCAAGTGGTCAGGTATCTGCTACTCTACAATCGGATTCTGAAAATGCCTTTATAGGTATTAGTAATTCTGTACAGAACTTAACCGAATACCCTCGTACTCATACCATAACTTTATATAACCCTAAAGTTGTAATTAATGATAAAGAGGTAGGGACAGTACCCACTATTACCATACTAGTAAACCCAATACCATATACTAGAGTTTTTGAATTTAGTTGGAAACAAGAAGGAAGTACCCTTACTAATATTACTCTAGATGGTGATATATATGGTAGTAGTGCAGGTAGTAGGGATATTATATCCTACGTAAGCTTACGAAGAGATGGAGTAGAGTTTACCAAGAAGTACGTCAAACCTACATCCATACCACCTTCTGAAGATTGGTTGCAAGTTATTGATAACGGACAGAACTCAGATAACTCTTATAACTGGGCTTTCAGGGCACTAACCAATAACGAAGGGGATTCTGCAAGAAACCAGCAAGTTAGGTTTGAACAGCCTGGTAACGGTAATCAAGCTTTATATGCCTATGTTAGCCAAGACCCAGTGGCAACTGAACTAAATTGTGAATTAGGTAATTACTACTCTTATGGAGCTTCTGATATAGTAAATATTGGATTTGGTTGGAATAGTAGAGATGGAGGAGATACTACTGATAGTGGTGGTATGGATACTCCCGGAGGATATTTAGGAGCTAGAATATCTTTACCGGCAAAGAATGACTACATTGATATGTATGCAGTAGGTTTACCTACTTATAGTAAACCTCTAAAAATTAAACTTTCTAATATTAGAAAAGTAAAAAAAATTAGTTATGGTAATAACCAGTATACAGGTCTTTCAGTAGGTTATTCTCAACAAGATTATAAGTTAGGTATAGTAATGAGTGTTGGTATGGAAAGTTATTTTCAATTAACTCCAAGTATCCTTAGTGAGTCTGGCGAATACGGTGGAGGAATACAAATCCAAGTAACTTTAAAACAAACTTATAATGGTTACAGTGGAGATTCTATTGCCGATATTACCTTAACACCTAAGGATTCAAATCTTCCAACTCTATATCTTAAAATAGCCTGGGGAAATCCATAGGAGTCTATAGTCTATAGAAAGTTTAAAGATACGATACTATGGCATTATTAATGTATACGGCCATATACGAATAACTTTAAAAATTAACTTTATGTTTAACACAATTTAAAATCCAAAAATCATGGGAGTAGAAGTTAAATCTGGCGGTGAGGGCGTAATCGTTGCTGCTGTGACCTCAAGAATGGACAACAGGAAATCAAGTGCCTTATTGAAAACACAGCTAAAGACCAGGAGATTGCTCGTCTCAACCGAGTAGTAGATGCTCAGAGAGACCAGAACATTATCCAGTCAGTAGTTGCAGCTCTTAAGACTACATCCACAACCCCGGCTTAATAATGACCGTCGTCATTACGTAAGCCAGATTAGGAAGGAGTGCATCTTACATAGGTGTACTCCTTTTTTCGTTTATACCCACCTAAAGATAAAACGATATGGAAAGTGAAGAGATTAAGAAAGAACCAACCAATGGAAATCAACTAAAAGATTTTACTATTCAACTTACATTGCCTGCTCCCAATGCAGAGATAGCAAAGGAAGTAGCAAATAAAGCACAGTCACTCATTGACCAATTTGGATACTATCAATTCTTAAACCTGGTAGACTTTATGCAAAGGAATCCAGGTGCAGTATCATTTGGTTTAAACTTAATTAATAAAAGATGA